TGATGTTGGCAATGCCGATCAAATGGGTAGAACAACTCCAGAAGAAGATATCTACACAGACGGTCAGTTATTAATTATAACGTCACAATACAATCCAGCATTTATTATTGATTTTAAACAACTTATTCCAATCGGATTGAGCGGATTACAATTTGATGCTAGAATGTCTGATGCTGAATATATGACAGCAACAGTAACGTTTAAACACCAACGTTTCTTTATTCTCGATAAAAACAATAGGTCTTTATGAATTTTGAATCTCTTCGTAATAAATTTGAAAAATTGAGAGAAGACTGGGCGGAAGATTCAGCAGTTGACTTTCAATTCAAGAACAAACAGTATACCACAGATTTGGGACAACTCGCTTTAGACATCCCTTTTCAACATAATAAATACTTAAACCATTACACTGACATTCAGCAGATCAAAACCTCGCTGGAGTTTGAGATCCGCAAAATGGTAAAAGAGAAACGTGAGTATTACTCAGGCGAAGCAGACGCAAAAACTTACGCCTCTAAACCATTCGGATCATCTATCAAGACTTCTGAAAAGATGAAAGTATATCTAGAGTCTGATGATGAAATCATCAATCTAGAAGCTAAGATCAAATATCTAGACCAGATGCTTTACTGGTTGGATCAGGTCATGAAGCAAATTTCTAACCGAGGTTTTCAAATCAAGAGTGCCATTGAGTGGGAGAAATTTGTAAATGGACAATGATGACCACCCTGAGTATCAAGAAGAAAAACGAAGTATACGTTACAGTTCAGTCCGTGGAGCCCCATGTTCATATGGAGCTTGCGGACTATTTTTCGTTTGAAGTTCCTGAAGCAAAGTTCCTAAAGAAAAACCCCAGATACAAATACTGGGATGGAACAATTCGTCTTTACTCCCCTGGCACTGGTGAACTCTATGGCGGTTTGATGGAGCACCTCAAGATATGGGCAGATGAACGTCAGTACACTATTGAATATGAAAAAAATGATTGGTATGGCGATGTTGAAGAAACCAACGACTTCGTGTCTCCTGCTGGTATCAAAACATTCATGGACAAAATTGTCCGACCAGAAATTAAACCTAGAGATTATCAATACCGCGCTGTCTACGAAGCGGTAAAAAATAACCGCAAACTTTTACTTTCTCCTACGGGTAGTGGTAAATCTCTGATGATCTATTCCCTCGTCAGATACTATACTGCTACCAACAAGAAGACGCTCATCATCGTCCCTACTACGTCCCTTGTAGAACAGATGGTCAATGACTTTAATGACTACGGATGGAATGCTGACGATCATGTGCATAAGATTTATTCGGGCAAAGATAAGAATACTGACAAACCAATCATTATTTCCACTTGGCAATCCATCTACAAGTTCCCCAAGAGATACTTTGATGATATTGACTGTGTTATCGGTGATGAGGCACACCTATTTAAGTCAAAGTCCCTCACGGGAATCATGACAAAGTTGCATAACGCAAAGTATCGCTTTGGTTTTACAGGCACACTTGATGGTAGCAAGACTCATAAGTGGGTGTTAGAAGGATTGTTCGGTGACTGTGAACGAGTTACTAAAACAGATGATCTAATCAGAGAAGGATATCTTAGCAAGTTTAGGATTAAAGTGCTGCTTTGTAAACATGCTCCGCAATACTTTGAATCATATCACGATGAGATGGAATATCTAGTAACACACCGTGGTAGAAATAACCTCATTAAAAATCTTGTTAAAGATATTGAAGGCAATACCTTGGTACTATTTAACTATGTTGAAAAGCATGGGGAACCACTTTACGATTTAATAAATAACACTATAGATCCATCACGCAAATTATTCTTTGTGCATGGTGGTACTGATGTAGAAGACAGAGAAGAAGTTAGACAAATTACTGAGACAGAAAACAACGCTGTTATTATTGCCTCTTATGGCACCTTCTCCACTGGAATCAATATCAAACGACTTCATAATATTATCTTTGCTTCACCAAGCAAATCACGTATTCGTAATCTTCAGTCTATCGGACGTGTTCTAAGAAAAGGTGACGGCAAAGACATGGCAACATTATATGATATCGCTGATGACATTGGCGGTCAGAATTACACCTTGAGACATCTTAATGAAAGAGTCAACATTTATAATGACGAAAACTTTAAGTATGAGGTTATAAAAGTAAACCTTAGAGCAAATTAATATGGAAGAAGATTTCCTAGCAACTATGAAATTAGTTACTGGCGAAGAAATAATTTCAAAAGTTTCTTACATGCCAGACGAAGATAGTCTTGTGTTAGAGAATCCTATGGAAGTAACTTTTGTTGATCAACAAAGAAGAAATGCAAAAGTACAAGGATTCTCATTAAGCGAATGGATTCATTCAACTTTTGATCATATGTTTGTTTTACCTAAACAACATGTTATAACAATGACAGAAGTTGAAGATAAACGTATTGAAAAATTTTATAACGAGTCAGTTCAAAAACATATAAGTCAACTTACAACATTCAAAGAATCTTTTGAACCACAAAAGTTCTCACGTAAAATGGGGAACCTAGGTTCTATTAAGGAAACTAAAAAATCTTTAGAAGATCTCTTTAATAGAAGCTAAAAGCTACAACTTCTCTTGAACCCTGACAGAGTTAGTCTACTAAGGTTATGAGAAGTTGTCAAGCCTTGACAATTCGTTTGTGATGAACTAAACTTAAATCATCCGAAAAGTTCTCATGAAGAAGAAGACAGAGTATTACGTCAATAACAAAGAATTCCTAGAGGCGATCTCTGTCTATCGGAATAAGGTGATTGCTGCAAAAGAAAAAGGATTGGAGAGACCACGTGTCCCCAATTACATTGGAGAATGTTTTCTCAAAATTGCTACACACCTATCATATAAACCAAACTTTGTCAACTATATGTTCCGTGAGGACATGATCTGCGATGGTATTGAGAACTGCCTCCAGTACATTGACAATTTTGATCCCGCAAAGTCTACTAATCCTTTTGCTTACTTCACTCAGATCATCTACTACGCTTTTCTTCGTCGTATCCAGAAAGAAAAGAAACAGATGGAAATCAAGAATAAAATCCTTGAACGTTCTGGATACGATGAAGTCATGCACACCGATACGTATGATGGTACAATGGCTGGGATGAACGCTTCCTATTCTGATATGGGTAGCATTAAAGAAAACATTGAAATTAAAATGAACCGATGACGACTAGAACTTTCGTAGACAGTAAAGGTAATACTTGGGAATGGGAAGAAACTCCTGAGGTTGTTGCAGCAATAAAGAAACTTCATGAAAACGCAAAGATCATTAGTGAACTTGAAAAAACTGCACCTGACTATGGAGTTGGTAAGTGAATGAGCACCCAGAAATTGCAGAACACGAATGGTTTGATACCCCATGGGGAGAATTCCGTGTTGAACAGAAACGCTTTGGAACGTGGACTAGCTATCGCAAGGATGGTGAGGCTCTCATCACCTCACTTACGAGGGAAGTTTGTATTTCAGGAACGAGATTTCACTTGGAAGGTGTCGCCACTAACTGGGCAAACTGCAGAACGTCCGCAGCATATGATGGAATCGTTGGAGGTAAACTTTGAAAATCGCACTGATCACTGATCAACATTTAGATGGACGTAAAGGTTCTCTAGCGTTTTGGAATTACTTCCAGAAATTTTATGACGAGATCTTTTTTCCTACTCTTGAAAAAGAGGGTGTCCGCACCATCATTGATCTGGGCGACACTTTTGATAACAGAAAGTCTATGGACTATAATACTTTTAACCGTGTTGATAGTAATTATTTCCAGAGACTAAAACCATACAACGTGCATATGATTCTTGGTAATCATTGCACATATTACAAGAACACAAACAAGATCAACTCGCCCGAACTTCTTTTGGAGAAGTATCCAAACATTAAAGTATATTCTGAACCAACAGAAATACTGATGGGTAAGAAAGTATTTCTGATGATGCCTTGGATCAACTCTGGCAACAAAGAAGAATGTCTAAGGATGATTTCTGAAAGTCAAGCAGACATTATGTGTGGTCACCTTGAGTGTGATGGTTTTGAAGTCACTCCAGGAATGAAGTTTGAAGGTGGTTTTAACGTCTCTGATTTTAAAAATTTTAAACGTGTCTGGTCTGGGCATTTTCATCACAAGTCAAAGCATGGCAATGTACAATACCTAGGCAACCCTTATCAGATGTTCTGGAATGATTATAAAGACACTCGCGGATTCCATATCTACGATACTGAAAGTGACAAGCTTAAGTTTATCAAGAATCCGTTTGAAATCTTTGACAAAATCTTCTATGACGACACCAGTGTGGACTACAACAAACAAGATGTGTCTGATTATAAGGACAAGTACATCAAGCTCATCGTTGAAGAGAAACGTGACTACCAAATGTTTGAAACACTGGTTGATCGTCTTTACAACGTAGGTGCTCATGACGTTAAAATTGTTGAAACACTAGTTGACGCAGACGCAGTAGATGATGTAGAATTGAATACGAAAGATACTTTGACTTTGCTGTCCGAGTATATTGATGAGATTGATTTGCAGGTAAGTAAACCCGACCTAAAAAAACTAATGCAATCTCTCTACATAGAATCATGCGAAGTTACGTAAATGAATGTTCATAATCACACTTAAGGATCAACCATCTGGTATCTATTCCGTAATTAGTGAATCACGAGAACGCATTATTCCTCTTTTTGAACAGGAAGATGATGCGGTAAGATATGTGTTTCATTTAGATGAGGATAACGATAATCCTGAACTGGAAGTTCTTGAAGTTGATGATGAAACTATCATTGTTGCATGTAGATCGCAAGGTCAAAAATTTTCAGTTATTACTGCTGACGACTTTATTATTCCACCCGAAGATTTAGAATGATTGTATTTGAAAAAATCCGCTGGAAGAATTTTCTGTCCACGGGTAATGTGTTTAGTGAAGTAGATCTTGAAGCAGGTAGAACAAATCTGATTGTTGGAACTAACGGAGCAGGTAAGAGCACCATTTTGGATGCTCTTACTTTTTCGTTGTTTGGAAAACCTTTTCGTAAAATTAACAAACCAGCATTGGTTAATAGTATTAACGAAAAAGACTGCTTGGTGGAGATTGAATTTCGTATTGGTAATCAAGAATACAAAGTCGTTCGTGGTATTAAACCAAATAAATTTGAAATCACATGTAACGGTCAACTATGGAACCAAGAGAGTTCTCTTGTAGAACAGCAAAAGAACTTTGAGGCAAACGTCCTCAAGATGAACTACAAGTCATTCACACAAATTGTGGTGCTTGGTTCTTCTACCTTTGTCCCTTTCATGCGTCTGCCTCTAGCACAACGACGTGAGATCATTGAAGACATTTTGGATATCCAAGTGTTCTCTACGATGAATATTCTCCTCAAAGATAAGATGAGAGAGAACAATGAAGAAGTTCGTGATGTTGATTATCAACTTGACTTGCTGAAAGATAAAATTGAGTTGCAAAAACAGCACATGTTATCTCTACAGCAAAAAACTCAAGAAGAGATTGACCGTAAGCAAGAAAAAGTAAACGAGTATAAAAAAACTGAACTCCAAGGTGCTGAAGATGTTAGTGTTTTAACACAACAAATCAGTATTCTTAATAAAGAAATGCAAACCTATCAGAATGCTGGTGAAAAAATAAAGAAGTTAAACACTTTTCTTACTAAAGTTCAAGTAAAAATGAATACGTGTAAGAAAGAACATGAGTTCTTTGAGAAAAATCATGTGTGCCCTACTTGCACACAAGAACTTTCTGATACACTACGCACCGAAAAGATTACATCTGGTCAGACTAAACTAGACGAGATGGACGTTGGTTTCCAAGAAATTAAGTCTGCAATTGAAGAAGAGGAATCTAGATTTTTAAAGTTCACTGAGTTGTCTACTAAGGTAAACGATATTAATACTACGATCTCTCAGACTAACTTCCAGTTGATGACTATTAGGAAGCAAGTAGAGACTTTGCAAGATGAGATTAAAGAACTTGATGGTGCAAACCCAGACAAGAAAGCAGAGTTTGATAAACTACAACTTCTTGTAAACAGTAAGAAAGATTTGTCTAAGCAACATGCTAATCTGAAAGAAGACAGGGCTGTCTTGACAACAGCAGGTCAACTCCTTAAAGACAATGGCATTAAGTCTAGGATTATTAAGACTTATCTTCCTACGATGAATAAGTTGATTAACGAATTCTTACAAAGAATGGAGTTTTATGTCAACTTTACTTTGGATGAAAACTTTGAGGAGATAATCAAATCTAGATACCGTGACGTATTTTCTTATGATAGTTTCAGTGAAGGAGAGAAAGCTCGTATTGACATCGCTCTGCTGCTTACTTGGCGTAGTATTGCTAAACTTAAGAATTCTGTGGATACTAACCTCTTAATTCTAGACGAAATTTTTGATGGATCGCTTGACCAGTCTGGTACATCTGATCTAGGATGGATCTTACGTAACTTTGATGACACCACTAAAGTATATGTCATCAGTCATAAGCAGGGTCTAGATGATAAATTTGATAGAACGATCACAGTTGATAAGGTCAAGAACTATAGCGTCTTGACCGAGACAGTCAACGAAGTGACACATGGGATGGTCGGATGACCATCCTTTTTTTGTATGATGATTCCATCAGCAAAGAACAGACATGCAATCCCAAGAAATCAAAGGCAACCTGGCACGACTGCTTGCTACTGAGAACCTTATCGTAGAGCACCGTAAGACCCCTACAGCATCTTTTGACGTTGATCGTCGCGTGTTGACGCTGCCAATGTGGGACAAGGCATCTGGAACCGTCTATGACATGCTGGTGGGTCATGAAGTTGGTCACGCTCTCTTTACCCCTAACGAAGACTGGACTGCTGTTGCTGACTGCCCTAAGGATTTTGTGAATGTTATTGAAGACGCTCGTATTGAAAAACTAATGAAGCGTAAGTTTCCTGGTCTCCGCAAGTCTTTTGCTGGTGGTTACAAGGAACTAAACGATCTTGATTTCTTTAGTGTTGAAGGTCAAGATACTAGCAAGTTCAGTCTGATTGACCGTATCAATCTTCATTTTAAGATTGGTGCTAGTGCTATGATTCCTTTCTCTATTGAGGAGCAGGTATTCGTTGCTCGCACTGATGTTGCAGAGACCTTTGACGAAGTACTGCAGATTGCTGTTGATGTGTTTGAGTTTTCTAAGCAAGAGAAGGTAGAAGACGTTCCTCCTACTGATGCTCAGCAGGGTGAAAGTGAAAGTAACGATGACGAAGAATCTGAGCAGCAACAATCCGAACCTAGTGAAGCACCCGAACCTCAGTCTGGTGTCAACAATGCTGGTCCGACTGAGAGTGAAGATGACGAAGAAGAAGAGGAAGAAGTAGAAGGTCCTGGTGGTGGTGAAACCTCTGAGACCCAGAGTGCATTTGATAGTGCTTCTGAGAAACTGTCAT